AAAATACAGCTTTGATAATTCGATGTTAGACACAAGCTGCACATAACGCTCATACATCGAATTATCAAAGCTGTATTTTCGGTAATGGTCGCGACTACCTAAGTTTGATTTTTCTGACAGCATCAAAAAACGCTCTGTTAAACCTCGACCACTGGCACCGGCCGCAAGCAATGTATCAATGGTGTCATCCTGGGCGATTACGCTAATTGATGCGCGAACCTCACCGGTGTAACCGTTACGACTTACCCGGTCAGATGCGTACCACTCACCATCCCAAGCCTTTAACAGAAGTTCAACGTTAGACTTGTTTTGGCCGTCACCGTAAACGCTGCCAACAACCACGTTAACCGCTTCGGCTTCTGCAGATACGATGTTAAACATTCCATCGTTTTTATCTAACCCCGCATCAATTGCTTCAATGGTTGAGTTGGTTACTGCAGGAGACCATTTAGGTATTTCATTGAGTCGAATCACCTTCTGCTCGATTTGGTCTACTATTTCCTCCTCATCGTATTTATCTTTACCTTTGCCAAGGCCATCAAGCTGTCTTTCTAGCCGTTTGACTTCACGCTCCAATTGTCCGCGCTCTTTCTCGTGAACTTCATTCAAAGACTTGTACGCTTTCAGTATCGGCGTGAATAATCGACGGTTAACTTCTGACTTGCCGGTACTTGGTGGTTGAGCGGTTATAACGTAAAGACAAACCGGCAGTTCTGAAAAGCCGTATTCAATGTTAAAAGATTTTGTCATCGCTGACGCGACACAACCAAGTCCGTGCAAAAATATTGTTGATGATGGGAATTGCAAATACCCCTCAATGCCTTTTGCCAACTCCGTCATTAAATCACCGCGCTGGCTAACACAAATATCGGGTGACTCTATCTTTTTGGCTTCGCTTGCGTCTTTAGGATCAGGCCATAGCGAAGGCTTATTGATGTGAGCGCTACCAACATGAACAGCGGCAATGTGATTAGGCACGTTATTCGCTGCAGCATAGTCAAGCACATCATCCATTATCGGTGCGTTATGTTGGTACATGATTAAACTCCGAACCATTCATTCACATCAGGGCGCATTTGCTCTTTTGTGATTACTCCTTTTACTTTCTCGTGATTCTCTAACTTGATTGCTGCAGTTGCACTTATGCGACCACGACGAAACCAGTGGTAAACAGTTTGACGGTTAACGTCACAAGCTGCAGCTATGTCTGACTTGTTAAAATCGAAACAACGCCAGATAACACCAAGCGCTTCTTTTTGTTTTTGCTCATTGCTCATTGCTTTATTCCTCTATGGTTACAATGTTTGCGTATGGTTACATATAGTGCTAATAAATGCAATAAGGAATTTAAAGAAGCAAAAAAGGATAAAAAAGGATGTTAGTTGCCCGCTCTTTAGGCCACGTATTTAAAGGGTTTCTATATAAAAAAAGGAAAAAAGGATAGGTTACTTACTTACTTACTTACTTACTATATTTGTATTTATATGGGGTTAGTTATTTTTATAGGTGTATGGTGGTGGGGTATACCCCCTTGTCTGTTTTCCTTTTTTTGGCAAGAAATCCAGTAATGGCAAGGGCTGCAGCGTGGGCAAACAGTATCCTTTTTTCTTCCTTTTTGGTGTCTGATTTGCCATTTTGTATGCAAAATATGCTTACCCATTAAAGAAATTTATGAATAATATGGCTATTTATAAAGTTTAGTTATTGGTTGCCTTTTGTCGGTAGCATTAAAGAAATTTATGGTTACGATAAGAATTTTTGATTAATAAATAAAACACAAATACTTGTTGACAACAAAGCGTGAAGTGCTATTATATACACATACCAACGAGGCAACGAACAAAAACAACGGAGATTGATTATGACTTTAGCGGCAGAGGTTTCAAAAAAAGCGCTAGCGGGAAAAGAATTCGAAATGATGGAGTTTTGTTTCGACAATGCATTTTCTATATCTATGCATAGCGATTTCCAGGTTGTTAGATTTGAAGACAACTCAGAAGTAAGAATATACATATCAGAGGATCACGAAATTGATATCATCGAGCAATAATTTAATCCCCCTAAAAGCCCTACTAACCGAATACCCTAGCCAACTATCATTTGCTAGGGCTTACGATATTCACCCGTACCAGCTTAGACGGTGGATAGATAACGACGCGCATTTGGATGATGAGGGTAATGTCTACATTCGCACTAAGGGGAAGTTGGTTAAGTCTGAGGCGGTATAGTTAACCAACAAAAAAGAGGAGGTCGAGAAGTGAAACCAAAAAAAGGCGACACGATAGTTTGCTGGTTTAGTTGCGGCGCAGCCAGTGCAATAGCGTTACAACAGACAATCGAAATGTACGGCGATATTTGCACCATCCGCGCAGTGAATAACCCAGTAGCTGAAGAGGACGAAGACAACCGACGCTTCATGCTTGATGTGGGCGAGTGGCTATGGATTGATATTGAAGAGGCCACAAACGACAAATGGCCTACCAATGCTTGTGTTGACGTGTGGGAAAAGAAGCGATTCATGTCTTCACCTTATGGCGCACCTTGCACGGCAGAGCTAAAGAAAGGCGCTAGGCAGCAATGGGAGCAGGAAAATAAATTCGACTGGCTTGTTATGGGCTTCACATCGGAAGAAGCTCACAGAGCTGATAGGTTTCGTAAGTTCGAGCGTGAAAATCTATTAACACCGCTTATTGATAACAACCTGGCTAAATCTGATTGTTTCATGATGCTAATGGATGCGGGCGTTTCTTTGCCAAGCATTTACCGTCGCGGCTACCCTAATGCGAACTGCATTGGCTGCGTTAAGTCATCAAGCCCTACGTATTGGAATCATGTGCGCAAAGAAGACCCAGAAGTATTTGAGCATCGCGCAAAGCAAAGCCGTGACATTGGGGCAAAGCTGGTCAAGTGGAAAGGTGAGCGCATATTCCTTGATGAGCTAGACCCCAAAGCTTACGGCGGCAAGATGAAGGACCTTAATTTTGAGTGTGGTATATTTTGCGAGGAAAGATAGTGAAAGAAATCAAAGCAACAGCGCCAACGCGAGAGGATTTGTACCAGGAGTATAAGAGGGTGCGTGAGGATAATGAGAGGCTTAGAGAAATAGCTAAGATAGCGTTCACTAAGGCAAGAATGTCAAGTGAGCACGAAAAGGCATGGATTGATTTAATGAGATTGGAGAACAAAACAAATGATTTATTGGAATGATAACGCAAAGGCGGCGGTTAGAGAATTCGCCGATTACATCGGACAGAGCGACAAGTGTGAGCGCTACCTGGAAGCATTCGTAACAAAGAAAACCGTTGCGGATGCGGTGGAGTATTGCAAAGAGAATGGAAAAATATGCGGTTATTCATTCAGTCAGAATAAAATGCTGTCATTTTGCAAATCAAACGGCACTTATTGCTTTGTCAGTGAAAAGTCTAGCGCAGGGAGTGTTGAGACTGACGACTGGCAGCCAATCTGCACCCGCGAACAATTCGAAGCCTATGTTAAAGAGCAAGATGGCGAGAAGTGGACGCATAAGTATGTGAAAGATAATTGTTACATAAAGGTTTCAGAGCCAGACTTAGAGGGCTACATTGTTGTTTTAACTGAGACAGATGGTTACATGACGTGCCAACCAGAAGATTTAATGCCAATAAAATCCATCAAGTCGACACTGACGAAAGCGGAGGCGTGGGATAAGGCTGTACTAGCCGGAAACGTGAGCCATATCACAGATAACTACGACATAACCTAACTGGTCTAATCTGTTAAGCGCATCTGTCGTGTTAAGGTGCGCTTAGTTTTTAAAGGAGATTGAATTGTGAAAATAGAAAGAGCGATGCACGACCCGAAGTATAAGTTTTTAATGATGGGTGATATACACATCCACTTCACGGACTTCGAGCCAGAAAGTACAGGTGTTAGGTTGATGAATGGTGATATTATTGCGGCTTTCTTGTATTTCGATAAAGCCACGGAATTTTACAAAGCATGGAGGGTTATGCAATGCAAATAAACGAACAAGAACTAGCCGAGTCGGTTGAGCGTCTGCGTGAGGGTGATGATAACGGGTTGCTGGTTAAGTATTACGATGTGATTGAGGCCATGGCCACCGACAAAAAACAAATGGAAATAATTGTTGAAATGTTACTCGATGACTCAATCACGATAGCTAATGATGTGAATAACGATTTATTTACTTGCACGGCTAGGTCGCTACTCCACGAAGCATACAGAACAAAACTAGAGCATGATGCGGGTTTGTGATGTTCGGACAACCATTAACAAGCCCAGCGCCACAAAAAGCAACTTACAGTATAAGTGAGTTGCTACCAAAATTCGGAAATGACAAAAGCGCCATGGCTAAAGCGTTAAACGTCCATAGAATTACGATACGTAAACACGCTCAGCTAGGCAACTCAAGCCATGTTATTTTAAAGAATGGCGATAAGTACGAGTTGTACGTTAAAACGCGACTAACTGGCCAGAGTTGTTAAGTGACGGTTTAGGGTGTAAGGTTTAGATTCAAGCAGAGATTAGCGGCTAACAGCCTGTCGCAACGATATCGAAAAGGCTGGTTTGAGAGGGCGAGAAAATGTGAAGGGTCACGGCGTAAGCTATACAGTCGATTAGGATAGCACAGAGGTTTTAAATATATTTGAGATTTCGATTGGCTACCGTAAGTAGCCACCCTAGAAATAGGGTGTTTTGGGAATGGCTACAAGGGATGTAACGCAAGAAGCGCCCGAAAGCATAGCAAATAGGGTAATGGGCTTGGTCAGTGTGATATCGGCTAGCCATTCACCAAAGCGAACAAAGGAGATTGAGAAATGAGTAAATATTTAAAGTGGTATGACTCTTATTTAGATCATACGCCAACTGAAGATTTAGCTAAAAATGAGCTAGAATCAGCACATCGAAAGATAAAACAATTAACCGAATCGCTAGCAAAGGCTAATGAGCGCGTGAGGGGGTTGGAAGATAAACACTTGAACCTAGTTCTTTGGCATAACTTAGACCCGCAACAAGCAAAACTTTATAGTGACAGATACGCAAACAAATTAGCCATAGAGAAGAAGATTGAAGTGCTAGACGAAGTTGAGTCTGTTTATATACAAGCCGCAGAAACATCAGAACCTATATCGTTTAGAGAGGCTTTCGATACAGTAGAAGAACAACTACGCAAGGAGCAAGAGTGATGTTAAAACCAGAGTCGCTTAAAGCCAAACCAGCAGATAACTACGAAGATTTAAAGCTTCAATTTTTCGCACTTAAAAAAATCTGTGAATCAAAGATAGAACAATGCTCTATTTACTCACGCAAGCTGGCAGAATACGACCGTGAAACTGTAATTTCTAGAAATGAAGCGCTAGAGAGCGAACGCGAAATGGATGCGCAACTAACTGAGGAGCTAGAAAAAGCCAGCGAGCGTATAAGGGAGCTAGAATCGCCTAGAAAGCGTAATCTAGAGTTAATAAAGGCTTTATTCTACGCACCAAGTTCACCAGTAACACCAGATAAAGCCAAAGAGATAGAGGACTGGTTTATCAAATTTGAACAACTACGCAATGAGCAAGATAATGTTTAACATAACACCCTTCATTCAAAACTTATCAATTGCGATATTCATGCAAGTGTCTTGTATTACGCTGTTCTTTGCTGCTGCGTTAGCTTTTGAGTGGTGCGTGCGTAAGATTCATGGAGTAAAGAAAAGATGCTAGCCCCTCAATTCGCATACATGAACCAAGGCAGAAAGCATTACAAAGTGTTTAAATCTGCCACGACAACGCACGAAGCTATAAACGCATTCGCGCAACACATGAAGCAAGCGCACAACATTGATGCATTAAACACTAAGTGCGCGTTTGACATAAAGTATGTGCCGTGTAATGATTGACCCGTGACCAATCATCACACTTTCACAATCTCCCATTTTAACCCCGCTTTACACGGGGTTTTTTTTCGTCTGTTATAAGCGTATACTAAGCCAATCAAATCAAAGGCGCTTACATGGCTTACTATCTAGCATTTACATCAGGCAGTGAATACGTCGATATACCATCACCGATATCGGTTAGCGGTGACGGGGTGCTGGCTGAAATTGATTTTGTTTACAAAGGTGCAACTAATAATGTTATTTGTGGCGGCACTTCATTCAGTGATTATTGGCGTATAGATAGAGATAATCAATTTAGAATCTCAATTGCAGGCAGCGCCAGCATCTTAACAATAAACACACCTTTAGTTATAGGCGAAAGATATACACTACGACTAGTAAGAACAGGTTCATCAGTAGAAGTTAGAGACTCAACAAATACGGCGATAACAAGCGCTACAAATATAAGCGCTAACCCGTTTATCATAGGCAAAATAGGCTCATTTCACAACGGCTCTTCAAACCTAATAATGGACTTGTACGGGTTTAAGGCGAACAACGGCGCTAATGTTTACAGCACAACCGCATCAGGTGGAACAGGCTCAACCATACCTGATACGGTTGGTGGTAACGACGGAACGCTTGTAAACTTCCCCACCGATAATAGTCAGTGGGTGTTTTATAGTGACGCGACAGGTGTAACGGCTGATGTTGCGTACACGGTAAATAGCCCATCAGCATCAGCTAGTGCAAGCGCTACCGTGCCAGCGCCGCAAGCAGACATTACTTTCACTGTATCGTCTCCTAGCTTATCGGCAAGCGTATCGGCAACGCTGCCAAATCCAATCGCAAATGTTAATGTTATTGTTAGTAGCCCTAGTGTTTCCGTAGCATCAACGGCAACATTACCACAGCCAGAATCAGATATTGTTTTCACAGTTAATTCACCAGGTGTTTCGGCTAATGCTTCGGCTACGCTACCTGGATATAGCGCAACGGTATCATTCACTGTTGGCGCTCCAAGTGTTTCATCGAATGCTAGCGCCACACTACCTAATCCAAGCGCTAATGTTAGTTACACCGTATCTACGCCAGTCGTTAGCGCATTAGCAAGCGCAACGCTGCCAAATCCGGTTTCAGATATTGCGTTTAGCGTATCAGCGCCTAACTTTTCAGTATCAGCGACAGCGACACAGCCAAGCTTCAACGCTAACGTTGCGTTTACGGTTAACGCGCCTACTGTATCAATATCAGCAAGCGCTACATTGCCGCAACCAGAATCAACAGTAAGTTTCGCTGTTTCACCCCCTAGCGTTAGCGTAGTTGCTATTGTTGGTGGAATTGCGATAATAGTCGATGAAGAAACGAACATTAACCAGCGCGTAATGTCAAACAACATTAACGCGCCGATATTATCAAACAACATAAACGGGTGACAAAATGGCAACACCAAATGCAGCAGAATTAAACGCATTAGCTACCGACTTGGCTACACGATACGCAGATGCAACGCTAGAGATTAGGGCAGGCGTTACTGTGCTTGCAACACATACGCTAGCAGGGTTCGGCGCGGCATCTAACGGCACGGTTACTGCTAACGCTATTGCAGCCGCAACTATTGCAGCGACAGGTACGGCAGATAACGCAAAACTTATCGATGTCACTACCGAGTACGATTTAACGCTAGGAACAGCTGGCGCGGATGTTATTGTATCAACTACTAACTACATAAGCGGTGAAACATCAAGCGTTAACTCGCTAGCTATCACATTCGCATAGGTGACGTATGAGCCAGCTTTACGAAAAGCCGTTGCCAGTCGGAAAGGTTGGCAATTACACATATACCATTGATAGCGGTTGGCTTAATGGTGAGCCTATAACTGGATTGACGGTCACTTGTGATGGCGCAACTGTTACGCTACCTACTTCCAGCGATAACGTCTTACAGGCTTATTTTGAGGGCGTTACAGTTGGCAGGCATGAGGTGCATTGGTCTTGGCAAACCGCAACGCGCTCAGACTGTGACACAGGCGTATTGACCATAGTAGAGTGTTAATGTTCACACCGATAGTTAGTATCTATCGGTTCGGTGAGAAGTGCGGTACATACGAATCATTTACAACGGTGACTTTTTACGGTGGCGAGGCTACGATTAACGGCTTATGTCAACCAATAAGCAAGAAGCAAGCACGTAAATTCGTTCACGACATGCGCTTACTTGGTGTTCATACGTTGAGGTATAAGCGTAAAGGGCGGTACAAGGTGGTTTCTATATGAAATCAGGCAGCAAGACTTGCAGAGTGGGTACGTGTGAAGTTACTCACAAAGGCAAGCGTAGAGGAAGAAAGAAAATGCTAACGCCAGAAGAGTTTAAAGAAAAGTCAGAAGAATACTTTGACGAGTGCAAGGCGCAAGATGAAGCGCCTAGCATTGCTGGGCTTGCTTTTCATTTGGGGTTTTCATCTAAGCAGTCGATATTTGATTACAGAAAAGACCCTGAATACGCGCATGAAGCAAATAGAGCAACGCTATTCATAGAGGCATGGCTTAACAAGAAGGTGGTTAATAAAGATACCTACTCGCCCGGGCAATGGCACATACTTAAAGCTAACTTTGGCTATGAGGATAAGCAGAGTTTAGATCACACGAGTAGTGATTCAAGTATGACTCCTAGAGACCAAAGCTTGGCAGTCCTAGAGGCTTTAAAAAATAAACACAAAGAAGTATAATAATTTATGCGACTAGGAGGCATCCGAAAGGCATCTAGTCAATGCTTGTCGCAACCCTTCATGACTACCTTTGACAAAGGAATCAATATGAAAACTTGTAATAAGTGCAATTTATCTAAATTAGAATACGAATTTCACAGAGACTCTTCTAAAAAGGATGGTCTTGTGACATTTTGCAAGGAATGCAAGAAGAAGTATAGAAAGAAATATTACTCAGAAAATTCAGAAGATGCCATACGCTATTCAAGAGAGTATTACAAAAAAGAATCCATAGAAAACATAGATGAAGTGCGGCGAAAGGGCAGGGAGAATGCGCGCAAGTACAGAGCTAGAAACATGGAAAGGGTTAGGGCTAGAAATTCAAAATGGATGCTAAATAATTACAGGGAAAGATACAAGAAGGACAAAGTTTTTACAGCCTCGACAATTGCAAGAAGAACTTTAAGAAACGCTTTAAGAAACATGGGGAAAGAGAAAGAGTCTTCTACGTGGGAGCTACTTGGTTATGGGGAAGAGGATTTTATAAAAAGAATTGAGCATTTAATGCAAGATGGGATGAGCTGGCGAAACTTTGGAGAATGGCACATTGACCATATAAAGCCAGTATCGCTATTTATAGCGGAGGGCGAAACGGATCCGAAAGTTATAAACGCTCTATCAAATTTACAACCTTTATGGGCAAAAGATAATTTGTCTAAAGGTGCGAAGTATGACCCCGAATGAAATAGCTGAAAACAGAACAGACCTACTTACATTTGCAAAAACCATGTTTCGCGCTCGCAAGGGCGCTGAGTTAAAGCATAACTGGCACCAAGACGAAATATGTAACGCACTTGAAAAGGTTGTTACTGGGCAGATTAACAGGCTAGTGATAAACATTCCCCCTCGCTCAGGCAAGACTGAGTTAGCCGTGATTAATTTTATGGCTTGGTGTATGGGTAATTTCCCTGACTCAGAATTCATACACGCCTCTTACTCTAAAAGGCTTGCAACAGCAAATGCATACGCGACACGAGCAATAATGCAACATGAGAAGTTTGCAGAGATATTTCCTGATGTTGGCCTGTCTACTGACTCAAGAGCAAAAGATGAATTCAGGACAGATACGGGCGGCATCGTTTACGCAACAGGCTCAGAAGGTACAATCACTGGGTATGGCGCTGGCAAGATGCGTGAACACTTCGGTGGTGCCATTATAATAGATGACCCACACAAAGCAGGTGAAGCAAATAGCGACACTATGCGCCAGAATGTACTTGATTGGTTCACCACCACCATGGAGAGCCGTAAAAACTCACCAGAGACACCGATAATAGTAATTATGCAAAGGTTGCATGAGGATGATTTAAGCGGATTCCTTTTAAATGGCGGTAATGGTGAGCACTGGGAGCATTTGCTTATACCTGCTCTAGATGATAATGACGAAACATTCTGGAAAGGTCAATTTAAAACAGAGGACTTGCACAGAATAAGGTCAACTAACAGCTATGTTTTTTCTGGTCAGATGATGCAAACACCAAGCCCCACTGGTGGCGGAATGTTTAAGACTGAGTGGTGGAAATTTTACACTAAGGGTGACTTCTGTGATTATAGGGTTATATATGCAGATACGGCAATGAAGACAGGGCAAGAGAATGATTACTCTGTTTTCCAGTGTTGGGGCAAAAAAGGCGACAACATATACCTTATAGACCAAGTCAGAGGAAAGTGGGAAGCCCCGCAGCTTCTAAGTATTGCAAATTCATTCTGGAATAAACATAAAGGCTCGCATGATGGAACCTTGCGGCAGATGAAAATAGAGGATAAGGCTAGCGGTACTGGACTTATACAGCAACTAAAGCAAGCAGGAATACCGGTTGCGCCAATACAAAGGAATAGGGATAAAATAACAAGGTCTTACGATGCTGCGCCATCGGTTGAGGCTGGAAGGGTTTTTCTTCCTCATGAAGCCGAATGGCTTAGCGATTACATATATGAGTTTGAAGTGTTTCCAAACGGCAAACATGACGACCAAGTTGACCCGACCATGGATGCGATACAGGATTTAATTATAGATTCTAACAACCGCCCAACAATCCGCGTAGGCAGGCGGCGAAGATAAATGATACACTAGGTAAAAATTAACCGGATTCGATAGCATGAAACCACACATTAAGCCCACGACGGGGCAATTAAAGCTTAATTCAGCATTGAAGCGCTTGCCGTTTTATTCTGGTGTAGGTCACTTCACAGGAACAAAGCATGGCAAGGCGTACAGCGATTACGGTTATCCGTTGGCGCTTGATTTCTGGTTTTATTACTCAGTGTATCGCCGTATTGGCTTGGCTCGTGCGGCGGTTAAGCGTCCAATTGATATGTGTTGGTTAACGCCCCCTATGGTTAAGATTAACGATGACGAAATAGACGAGCAATTCAAGAAGTTTGCCAAGCGCATTAAAATGTGGCCTAAGCTTCGACAGGTTGACGACATGCAGTCAGTTGGTCATTACGCAGGGGTTATCGTGCGCGTTGCTGATGGGCTTACACTCGATAAACCTATGCAGCGCACAACCATGGATAACATCATTGATTTGATGCCAGCGTGGGAAGGACAGTTGATACCAGGCAATCTAGACCTTGACCCGCAATCCACACGCTACGGAATGCCACTTCATTACACCTATCAGCAAAACGGTGTAAGACAATCAAGCCAGCGCGACGGTACAGAGCAAATGACTATCCACCATAGCCGTGTATGGATATGGAATGAGGGCGCAGTGGGCAATACTATCTACGGCGAATCATGCCTAGAGCCTATATACAACGCTTTAATGGATTGGGAAAAGGTGCGCGGTGCAGGTGCAGAGGGATTCTGGAAAAAGGCAGCTATGCGAGCGGTATTGCAAGCTGCGGCTGATACTTCTGGCAGTGCGCCAAGTGATGATGAGATGGACGACCTAACACAAGCTATCACAGACATGCAAGATAGCTTTGACGCTGTACCGTACTTAGGCGGCATGGAATTAAAGGGCATCGGAGATAGCGGCTCTATTGCGGCAATCGACAAGGCTAGCCAGATAGCACTTGAAGACGTTGCAGCAGGCCGCGGATGGTCAGCTAAGGGCTTGGTAGGCGCACAGGAAGGTAAGTTAGCGGGAGAGCAAGATACGGGAAACGATAAGCAAACCGCGCAATCACGCCGTGAAAACTACATGTCAATGCAAATTTATTCAATGCTTGAATGGTTAACCGAGTACACCGATTACGACGGCACGGATAAGATAGTTGAGTTCGACGACTTAACCGCATCAGGTGACGAGGCTAAACTTAATCTAGCGCTTAAAATGGCTGAGATTAATACCAAGACCATGCAAGAGGTATTCAACCCTAATCAAATGCTTGAGATTGCTGGTTATGAGAAAAAGCCAGAGTTTGAAGAGGTGGTTGACGATGGTGGGGATGGTGAGCTTTGACACAGCGAATAGTACCAACCCGACTCGAAAAAGACCCCACCGGACAGGCAGGCAATCGTCTACGCGCAAAAGTTGACATCAGCAAGCGCGTGGAAAGGTTACGCGAGCCTGTTTTAGCTATCATTGATAGCTTCCCCGTTGAGTCGATAACGGTTAACAAGACGCGGTACAACTACGATGTTAACCCGCAGCGAATTGCGGGCTTATTCGATGAGTTGCAAGCGTTGTTTTATCAGGCGCTAGAATTGGACGGGTTTAGTCGCGGGTGGTTTTTGATTCAATACCTGGGCAAAGCATGGCAAGAGGGTACGACTAAGGCTTTCACGCGACTAAAGCAAGCGGCAGAATCAGCAGCTCCAAACATAGCAGAGGTTATGCACCTTGATAGCGTGTTGACTTCACCAGAATACGCAAGGCGCTTTGAGATTATCGCGGCTAGGGCTTTTGAAAGTATGAAAGGGTTTGCAGGGCAAGCAGCTAATGACTTAGGGCGTATACTTGGTGAAGGTGTAGCGCTAGGCCAATCACCCGGCACAATTGCGCGTGATATTCGCAAGACGTTTGACCAGATTCAGGGTTATCGTGCTTTGCGTATTGCTAGGACTGAAGTTAATCAGGCTTTTACGGAGGCTAGGTACGAAGAATCAAAGGATGTGCGTGACCGTTTAGGTTTGCAAATTATGCAGATGCATGTGAGCGCCTTGGTTGATAACACGCGCCCAACTCATGCAGCTAGGCATGGTAAATTGTATACGCTTGAAGAACAGCGCGAGTGGTGGGCAGAGGGTTCCAATCGCATCCAGTGTTTATGTAGCACCGTTGAAGTTGTTATGGTTAATGGCAAACCGACTCAGCAAAAACTAATCGATAGACAAAGAAAGCGTGGTGAAATGTACTTTGCAATGCACCCCGAAAAGGCTTAATATATAAACAAGGGTAAGGCTTAGCGGCTTACGGGTGGATTGGTCTCCACCTCCCTAAACTCACACAATGACCACCTTTTGACCTAAGGAATCAATATGCAAACATGCAAATCATGCGGTATAACTCAACCGCTAACTGAATACTACAAATCAAATCGTACAACATCAGGTTATCGCGGAACATGCAAGAAGTGCGCTCACGAATCTTACAAAAAGCGATATGCGAATTCAAAGACATTTGTAGGGCATAACCAGAGAAATCTACCGCTACCAACAAAAGAAAGGCTGAGCGAGCTATTAGAGTATGTCGATGGCGGTAAATTAAAGAGAAAGGTTTCTGCTGGAAATCAAAAATATGGAACAGTCACTTCGGGCAAACAAGAGAGTCACGGGTATTGTCGAATACTGGTTGATGGAGACCACTATCTTTTTCATAGAATTGTATGGCGCCTTGTGTATGGTGATGAACCTAAATTTATAGACCATATTAACAATGTAAGAAGCGATAATAGGATTGAGAATTTAAGACGCGTGGATAAATCTAGCAATTGCCAGCATCAACTTAAGCCAAAAAGCAATACAAGCGGATTTATCGGAGTTAGTAGGGTAAGGTCGTCTGGCAATTGGACTGCAAAGATATGCGTAAAATCAAAGAGCATCACGATAGGAAATTATTCAAACATAAAAGACGCAGTCCTAGCCTACAATGAAAAGTGTAATGAATTACATGGTGAGTTTGGCAAATCAAAGATAATACACAACATGGAAGAGTTAAAAAGGAGAGGGCTTATATAGCCCTCATTTCAACCTAACCTTAACGCCTTGTTTGGCGAAGTGCCTTAATTCCATTATTGCATAAGGGGATATTCATCTAATTAATTCATACCTTGTATTTATGATGCAAAACTCAAGTATCGCTTTAGACATTATGTAAAGATTTTCTTTTTCTTTGTCCATCACTCCCAAACCTCCCTAAGCTCATTTAAAAATTTACGCTCATCAGCATCTAGGCGGCGTTGCTGCAAGCGCTTGGTTTCTTTTATCGCTGCCTGTTTTGCTTTCTTGCGCATATTGATGACTTGCTTTTGTGTTTTTAGTTTCATGTCACAGCTCGCCAAACGTTCTTTTAATTTCGTTGATTAGCATTTCCTCTTCTCCCATGGAAAACCTTGCACAATCATCATCTATTGTCGGGTACATTTCCCAATAAGGCGCACCTCCCATGCAGCCTAAGAAGTCATAGCAATCCATATAAACAGAAACAGATTCTGATTCATCTTTGTTGTAAACCCTAAATCTACCCATCGCCCCACCAAACTGAGGTATTATTTTTACCTTCCACCCCTCCGGAAACTCTATGAGTCCAGCCGTGTCACCGTGCTTTCTATACTTCTCTTCAACTTCTCTATACGTTTGGTCGTAAAACATTTTCAATCTCCAAATTAAACCTCCAACAAACCTACACCATAAACACAGCCGCAACAACTCTGACCAGTTGTTGACCCCACAACCCATGCGCGATACCATAGTGAAAAATAACCGTATTTATGGCTATGACAAAGCAATTAGTAACGATAGTTAATAAGGTAAATAACTCAGCAATTCGGCGTGAGCGTAACGAGCGCGGCGATTTGGTGTATATTGTGCCTAGTTATACATTGCCGGATGACGTGGTAATGAATGGCGGATTATATCCCGCTGAGGAAATAGAAAAAGGCTATGCAAGTCTTGAAGATACGCCTGCACCTATTGGGCATCCAACCGATGCGCAAGGTAATTTCATCACTGCAAACAGCCCTGACGGCATTCTGTATTACCAATGCGGCGTGTTTAACAAGAATGTTAAGCGTGTCGAGTGCGAGCAATACGGGCATAGGGTTTATGTTGAAAAGCACATTCACGTTGATACCGCCATGCAAACAGAGCGTGGGCGCAGACTAATCGAGGCTATCGACACTAACCAGCCGATTCACACAAGCACGGGCGTGTTACTTAATCGCGTTAATGAGCAAGGGCAAAGCGTAACAGGTAAAGAATACACCTGGAAGGCTACCAACATGATGTATGACCATGATGCGATTTTGCTTGACGAAGACGGTGCAGCTACACCAGCCGATGGTGTAGGCATGATGGTTAACGCCAATCTATTCACACACGTTAAGCACGATGGTCAACAATTATCAGTCAACACCGCCGTGCTAGACGTAAACCAATCTTTTAATGACCTACGTGAAACGCTCCAAGCTGAGATACAAAAGAAGTTTGGTGGCAACGAAAAGCACGTATGGTTAAACGACTTCGGTGACGATTACGCAGTATTTGAGGACGGTGAAACGTCTTACATGGTTAAATACATGCGCGACGGTGAAAGTGTAATGATTGACGACACACTGGAAGAAGTGAAGCGTAAAACCATTTGGGAGCGCATTTCTTTGGGTGTTAAAAGTGTTCTAACCAGTCCATTTGTGGGCTTAACTTCAAACCAAGACGAGGGCAAAGATATGTTCAAAGAGCATATTATGAAGCAACTCAAAGCTAACAGTATCGACACAGCCAATATGGATGATGCCGCAATGCTAGAGGCTTACGAGTCAATGCTACAGGCGAATGCCGCCGAAACAACCGCACAGGGCGAGCAGAGCCAGCCCGACGTGCAATCCATGGTTAATGAAGCAGTGAAAGCTGCTATGAAAGACATGAAAGATGACGAAGACGAGGAAGAAAAGAAAAAGCTAGCTGAAAAGCTCAAAGCTAATTCTATCGAATTGTCTGAGTCTGAAATCAAAGCGCTTTCGGTTAACTCACTTAAAGCAATGCTGCCAAAGCCAGCGGCTTTCGGCTTAGCGGGTGCGCAATCGCTAGAGGGAAACTCTGACGATTCTTACCTATCTGACACACTACCTGAGTAAGGGGCTGGAAAATGTCAAACATAGTTTATATTGGTCCTGCTGAGAGCCATCCTGACGTAACGGAATTTCCTGCGTCTGAAGTTATCAGCCCACGCCAAGTTTTGGTTGTATCATCTGGCGCATTTGCGGTAGCTGGTGCTGACCAAGGAGGCATGGTTTACTTCGCGCTAGAGAATGTTCTTGGCGAGGTTACAGAAGATTACCCAGTTGACGAGACGGTGCAAGGCGCTCGACCTCAATCGGGTGAATACTACGAAATGGCGCTAGCGGCAGGCCAAACTATCGCTAAAGACGACGCGCTAACCACGGACGCATCTGGTAACTTAGTTGCGCTTGGTGCTGGCACTAACGTAATTGCATACGCTGACGAAGCTGTCACTACCACCGGTAGCGCTGGCTCAATTCGCGTATACGTGAAATAAGGAGTAAGTAATGAGCTTATATCTTGATAAACAAATCATTGCTAGCTCTGGCAATGCAAAAGCGCAATACAACCAAATCGTTAATATGCGTAAACTCCACGGGAATCGTGAAGCTAACCTTATCGGTGAGGCTGTATCTGCTGGATTGATGGGTAACTCGTTTCTAGCGGCTAACGCTGGTCGTGTGCCACAAGACACTTATCGTGACTTTGACCGCACGATTAAGCGCGTAATGGCTGGTGATGAGGGTGCTAACATCGTTTCATTGCTACCTACTCGCTCGCTACCTGTTGGTAAAATCGTTGCAGAGTATGCACAAGCGTCTGACTCTGGTATCGCGCAAGCTACTATCAGTGGTCGTCAAGCTCACAAGCTAGACCGTGCTGCTTACGATTACGAAGGTGCGCTAGTGCTGGTGCACGATGCTGCATTTGGTCGTCAATGGCGAGAAGTTGAAGCGATGCGTAGTGAAGACTTTGATGCGCTACAAGATGACCAAGCAAACACTGTTCGCGCGGTACGTCGAAGCATCTACGACCATGCGCTTAACGGCGTTGATGGTGTACAGTACAAAGGTGTTGAAGCTTACGGCATGAAGAACAGCCCTAACACGCAATCATTGCAGTTAGGCGCGGCAGGTGTAAACGTTGATTTGACTTCAGCTTCTGCAACTTACGCAGACTTTGAAAAGGCTATCATTGCAGCGTTAACAGCGCTACAAGGGCCAGCAAATAACGTTGATATGAACATCACCTTCGCGGTAAGTTCTGAAATCTGGTTTAACGCACTACGTACAGGCACTACGGACTCAAGCTTCCGTAATACGCTTGAAGCATTGCGCAATATTCCAGGTGTTGCCGATATCGTTAAAACTAACGGCTCGCAGCTAAGCGGTAACGAGTTCCTAGCATGGGCTAACTCTGATGAATACGTTCAGTTGCAAGTGGGCATGGCGGTTAATACGCAGCCTGTTGTTCGTAACATGTTTAACGACCCTTATAACTTCGTTACATGGGGCGCTGCTGGTCTGCTTATTAAAGCGGATACGGCTGGTCGTTCGGGTGTCCTTTATGCGCGTGTTATCAGCTAGATGGCTAACGCTAAAGGTCGCGTGTTTGGCATGGGTGGTAAACTTATCACTCCGCCAAAGGTCGAAAGTGAGTCGGGTGATAAAAAGCTAGAAGTAGCTACGCCTAAAAAGACTACACGTAAAACCTCGAAACCGAAGACTGACGAAAAGTAAGAATAAGCCCCGCCTAGTGCGGGGTTTTTGTTTATTCGCACCAATCCCTTTCAAGTTCGATTGTGTATTCGCTTTCATCTTTGTCTTTGTCATAGCTAATACCAACGACTGTGCCAATGTAAACAGTATTACCGATAGTAAAATGAACCAACTCAGATGCGCGCCATTGCATATCACCGCTTATTTTCATTCTCACAATTAACCTCCTAATTTCGGGGTTTTTATTTACGATGCATTGACTCAATCCAAGCAGAGCCGCATTTATCAATCATCAGCCTAATCATTTTTGCAAAATCAGAATCCCACTCTACAACAATCACAGACTGGTCTTCATATTGCTTATAATCGATAAAGTCATAACTAGCCTCTATCACTAGCACCTCTTTATCTCCGTTAATATCGGTTTTACTAGTATGCTGATACGCATAATCATGGTAAATATGACAGGCTGGCGTGTTTAGTATTGTTCCTTTTGTACTCATTTTAATCTCCAATCTCACCGATTCTTTATCTTGTCGTAATACTCAACTTGAATAGCTTTAGCTTCTTCAAAAGTCTTTACAGGCGCTAGCGGAATACCGTCAGTGCATATTTCCTTTTTTACCTCTCTCGCTTCTCCGTAAAGCCCTATCTCATCATTTATGAGTTGCAATACATAGTTAAAATCATCGTCGTCGTGTAACTCAACTCTAACTAGCCTTTCCACAATCAATCTCCTATTTAAAACTCACCCAACTTTTCACTTTCAATATAAAGGCCGCACTTGGTGAAAGTAAATCTCCACCAATAACCGTCAAACGCAAGTATGTGCGGCTTGTTTGTTCTGCTCATTATTCTTGATAGTCTCATCATTACTCCAATAAATATAAGCCCCTCTTTCGCCGCTGGCGGGGCTACCAGCGCTTCATATATGCTAGATTGGCTTGCATATTCAGCTTATCCATTGTCCGTAGCTACCAACTTCGCATTATTAGGATAGGCTCAGACGGTACAATGGTGCCTCACATATGCCAGATGGATTGATTTAACATTTCTTTTGAGATTCAATCTCGTAGTATTTCATAAGGTCGCATATTTTATTTAGCGCTCGCTTTCTAAGTCCGCCTGATGATGGAGCCATGGCTCTAGCGAAATCATCTATCAGCTTTTCATCCTTTTCCGTTATACGGCTAAACTCAAACCAAAATTCTGCAAACTCGGCGGGGGTCGCGTGCCTTAGCGCTAGAGCTAGATTTCCTGGAGTTATCACATTTACTGAAATTTGCTTAATTTCCATTTTCATAATCCTTGCTGCTAACTTTAAACTGCAACTGGTCTATTTGCGCCCATGTAACAAGAAACAAAGACAATATCCCCATAACTTCGCTACCAGTAATTAAATACCACGCAAAGAAGACTATCGCCAAAACGAATTGAAACAATGATGCTTTGCTAATGCCTTTCACTTGTGTAATCTCCAATTTGTTAATTCAGCCCCGAATATAGTACACTAGTCATACACAAACAACTCCGACCAGTGGAAAGATTCTAATGGCAGTCGTCATACCAAGCTATAAAGTTAAGGCGTTATTACCAAGCGCAACAGACGCGCAAATAGACCTATACGGCGCTATGTTCGACGGTGCAGAGTCGTGTTTATCCAATTACAGTCAAGACATGCAAGACCTAGCCATATCGCTAGCAGTTGCGCACATGATTGAAATGTCGTCTGGTGGCAGCGTAACAAGCGAAACCACAAGGCAAGGCGCTAGTGCGTCTTATGGCTTCTTTGGTGGCAAGGGGCTTGAATCAACGCGTTACGGGCAGCAATTAGCGGCACTTCCTGCGGGCGATTGTATAATCGGTTTATTTAGTAAGCCGCTGAGATTTGCTAGGAGCATTAAGCCATGTCGCTAGCAACACGCCACATGATTGACAAAGTAACGTTTTGGACTGAAAGCGGTTACGACCCTAATGACCCATACGCCAACCAATCATACTCAGCGCCTCAAACAATATCATGTGAGTACATGACGGGCGGCTCAATGCAGCGTGATGCTGAAGGCGTAGAGTTTCAGCCTTCAACGTCCATTTACAGCGTAGTGCAAATTCCGTTTAACGCTTATGTGGTTTTCGGTACATCTACGGATGCAACACCTCCAAGCAATGCGGAAAAGGTGCGTAAGACTGGTTTTGGTACAGTTCTTCGCGGCCAAGTAACAGAATATGAAGCGTTTACGGGTTAACGATGCCATTCAAAGCCGGAAAATCACCCGCTGACGTAGCGCGCAAGATAAACAAAGCGCTAACTGAGGATTTACCCAAAGACGTAGAGCGTGGGTTATTTACCATGTATACGATTCTTGCGGGCGAGGCTGATTTTTATGTTCCAGTTGACACCTCTACGCTTGTTAAGTCGCGTAGTTATAGGACTAGGCAAACCGGAGAAAAATGGCATTTAACCTACGGCTATTATACCGATTATGCGCTAGCGCTCCATAGCCCGAAACCTGGCGGTAAAATGGATGGATGGAAGCCAATGGACCCATACGAGCGAGAGTGGCAGACCAAAAATGCAAGTGAATTCACAGGCAATGGTTCTGGTGGGTGGAATCCTAGCGCTACACAAGGTTGGATGAATATAGCGTGGGATAACGTGGGCGACGACGCAGTAAGAGCCTTTGCAAACATGATAGAGCCTAAATAAATGAACATACGACACGCTGACGTTATACGCGACTTTATACGCACGAATGCATTACCAACTTACAATCCAGCGATTGAGTGGGATGAATCAACCGAGCCATTTACTATTGACGAGCCTATTATTTATTGCAGGCAGGAAGGTCGACCCGTCGACGCATTTGTAAGGCATGTATCGGTTAGCGTTATGCTATTCAGCGGCAAAAACGCAACTAAGCATGAATTGAATACGCTATTCAATGATGCAGTTGCAGCGCTTGAGTATGTCAAAGCTAACTTTTATGTTGGTGATGGAACGCAAATAACCGTGACGCAAGACGTTATGGGCGAATACAGAACAGGGCAAAACAGACGGTATTACACATTCCAAGTGCTGTGTTATTCTGTCGATGTGTGCTAACAACTCTGACCAGTTATTTACTAGTTGACTTATCGGGGTTATTATAGTCATTAACTTTTACACGAGGGTAATATTATGTCAGTAGGCGGCGGCTGGTTAGGTCGAGCAGTTAAAATCACGAGCTTTGGCGGGGCCACTCTTGCGGGTGTAATCACTAAAGACCTTTCATATTCAATCACAGGCTTAGATACCACTGATGATACATCAGGCGGTAATGCTGAGTACCATTCAGAGGCTGGACGCATTGACCGTACAATGTCAATTAGCGGTAAAGCTAAAGACCTTTCACTATTAGCAACAATCGAAACCAACGTTGCTAATGGACAAAACATTTACGCAATGACAATCACATGGCCTGATGGCGGCTCAACCTTGTCTGGTGATGTATTTATCACCTCTTTTAGCCAAGGCAACCCGCACGAAGAGCTAGGTACATACGAAATGGAAATTGCGTGGTCTGGCGCTCCAACGTTTACTGCGGCTGTGGCGGCGGTGTAGTATGTTTAACGACTCAGTAAAAATAAAGTGGAAGGGCAAAGAGTACACTTGCGAAGTTAACATGAAGCTCATAAAGCTCATGGAAAGCAACGGGTTTAATGCTGCTGTAACCAATGCTCGAATGAGCATGGGCGGTGTGCCTCCTATCTCATTGTTGGCTGAAATGGTGCAATGGCTTCTTTACGCTGGTGGTTGTCACAATATCACGGAAGAAGAGGTTTACTCCGAGTTAATGAACAACCCTATGGAAGATGGGAACAAAGCGCTAATTAAAGAAGGTCGAGCGCTTTCTGAGTTGTTCATACCTAAAATTGAATCATCCGAGAGGGTGAGCAAGACTGAAAAAAAGAAATAAGCGCCTTCCCTTGGCGCTCTCTTTATTCTCAGTGCATTAAGCTAGGCTTATCACCTGGCGATTTCTGGTCAATGTCGCCGGATGAAGTTGGCGAGTGGTACAACGCAAGCAGACCGCGCCAACAGATTGCAGGAATGAGCGAAGACCAAGCCAAAATGTTAACCGATATGATAAACGAAAACCCCGAGGAGTTTAGCTAAATGAGTACAATGCAAGTCGGCGGTGTTGAGTTTGATATTACGGTTGATGCCAGCGGCGTAGCAACAGCCAAAACGCGAGCCGTTGAGGACTTAACCAAGCTGCAAAAAGCGTTTAAAGATACCGATGTAAGCGTAGGTAAAACAAACGCAGCCATGAAGAAAAGCGGCTCAAGCTTTCAGTCTATGGGCAAGAGCGCTGGCGCGGCTGGTATTCAGATTCAGCAACTTGTAGGGCAAATTCAAGGCGGTCAAAACGTATTTAACGCGCTATCTGCACAGGCGGCCGACTTAGGTATAGTGCTTGGCGCTCCACTTGTTGGCGCGGTGGCTGGCTTAGGTGCTGCATTCGCTGGCATTCTCCTCCCCTCTCTTTTCGACACCGAAGATAAAACTCAAGACCTCATTGATAAACTTAGAGAGCTTGCGGAAATACAGGTTCTATCTGCCGAAGAGGCCAAACTTCTAGCTCAAGAAGAAAAGAATAAAAAGGACGAGATATACGGCACTATTCAGACAACTGAAAAGCAAATAGCGGCCGACAAGAAAGCCCTTAAAAGCGAACAGGATAGGTTGACTCTGATTGGCCAAACTCAATGGGCTAGAAGTCGTATCGGCAAGACGATTAGAGAGTTGAATGAATCTATCGTAGAAGAAGAAGCAAAACTCAAAGACCTCAACAACCAATACGACAAATCAAGAGAGGCGCTTGATTTATACAACTCCATGGTCGATGGCTCTATTGAGCAGACCAATAAGCAAGCAGAGGAAATAAACGCACTCGTCTCTGCATTTGAGGCGCAGGCTGATGCTATCGGCAAAACTGATAGGCAACTGGCAATAAAGGCGGCGACCGAGAAAGGTGCGACTGAAACTCAACTTCAAGCTATCAATACATCATTTGACGCGATAGAAGCAGAAGAAGCAAGGGCAGAAGCTGTCGTTGAAGCTCGCAAAAAAGCGGCACAGGCAATCAAGGATGAAATGCAGGCTCAGAAAAACTATGAAGCTTTGCTTGATGAAATAGCGGCTAATCAGAAGAAGAAAGACCAAGAAGAGCAGCAGGAAAAGGAGCGCATAGGTTCTAACATTGATAAGCTAAAAGAGGAGTTTGCAACAGAGGAGCAATTGAGGGCGGAGGCATTCCTGACTCAAGGTGAGCAACTGAGAGAAGCCCTTGCAGCTCAATTGCTAACTAAGCAAGAGTTTGACGAGCTTGACAAAGAGCGCATATCTTCTTATCACGATTGGTGGCTGAATAAAGAAGCGGAAACCGCAGAGAAGAGAAAGCAGATTGAAGCTCAAGCGCAAGACGCAATGGGCAACTTGAGGCGCTCAGCCATAAATAATGCGATTGGCCTGCTTGACATGTTTGCTGGCGAGTCTAAAGTTGCTGCTCTTGCTTCAATAGCGCTCACCAAGGGATTGGCCATCGCTCAGACTTTGGCGCATACACAAACAGCGGCAATGCTGGCTTATTCTTCTCAATTGATACCTGGAGACCCTAGCTCTCCAGCCAGAGCAGCGGCGGCTTATGCGAAAACGCAGTCAATGGGTAAAATTAGCGCTGCACTGATAGCGGCAACTGGACTTGCTCAGGCTGCTGGAGTGGTTAGCGGCGGAGGTGGATCATCGCAATCTTACAGTGGTGGAGTGCCTGCGACCAATACAACTAGAAACACGAGCGATACTGGAGGCTCTACACAAAGAAACATCAGCATTGCCGTAACCGGAGGTTATGGTAGTATGGATGATATGGCTAGAGCGCTAGTGCCTGCGTTAAATGAGGCGCTTGGCGATGGCTACAACTTTAAAGTAAATGGAGGCTAGAACATGGCTTGCCCAACACCAGAAACACCAGTAACCACTACACCACCAACACCATTAACGCCACAACCAGCAGCGCCGATCGATCCACCTTGCGCGGAGTAACCTATGGCGATACCAACGCAGTTTAGCGTAGCTAAGACGCGCAAGTGTCCGTTAGCTAATCCGTCTCAGCATGTTGATGGTGCTAGTCCGTTAACGGCTGAGGATGTTGGGTTTATTAGTGGCGCTTCGGTGTTACCTGCTAAGTCTGCGGGTGGTATTGGTGCGCCTAGTGAGTTATCGGCGCTGCCTATTAATGATGTCGATAATGCATCACTGTTTAGCGCTTTGTCGGCTGTTACGATTAATGACCCGTCAATTATAGCGGCTGAATATGTTGTGCCTGTTGATAATGCTAGTGATTTAACGGCGAGGCCTAAGGCTGAGGTTGATGCACCAAACTTCACCATTGTTGATAGAACGCAATGGAACTTCCCTAATTCGCTATCAGGATGGACAGCAAACAACGCCACTTTAACGCCTGGACCTGACGCAATTACTGCGGTTATGACGGGTACGGACTTTCAATTTATTAAAGGTGACTTTACTGAGGGTTCGGGAAATCCAAATATACTTTGGTTCAGGATTAGGTGCACCACAGCAACCGTGACAACCACCGTTCAGGCGTTTACGCTAAATTCAAAGCATGGATATACAAGCGAATTCATGGTACAGGGAGTGCCAACAGAAATACCGCAGGGTGTTTATGTTGACTTTTACTTGAACCTTGGCGAGATTCAAGACTACCTAGTCGATGGAATGACATCATTGCGGATAGATCCGTATGACGGTTCGCCTCAAACCTTTGAAATTGATTTCGTTATATTGGGTAGGTATAAAACTGATATATCTGCGCGTGATGAGTCGAGCATTAAAGAGCCAAGCGCATTAAGTGCAAAGAGTTCGGCAGCAATAAGCAATCCCGTTGCATTGTCTGCCGAAGATAAATCATCTGTTGCTTTACCTAGTGCAGCAAGCGCGGAGAGTGCGCCTAGCATATCCGCACCTAGCGCGTTAACGGCAAACCAAGCCACGCAAACAAGCGGTCCTTTTCCACTTAATCATGCGCGCATACTGTACAATAACAAGTTGTTTGGCTATGAGTCTGTAACATCGATTAAAGGCGTACCTCTTAATGCGTTAACGCCTAACACATGGCAACGATGGATATTCGATTCAAGCACGACAAGTTCGGGAATTCGTGTAGACCTACCAAGTGCGGTCACTATGGATTGCATATGCATCGGCGCTCACAACTTAGGCGCTATCGGTGCGACGGTAAGCATAACTTACAGCACTGATGGCTCAACTTTTGTTGATTGGGCACCGGATTTTGATGTAGGCGGCAGGGCTGCGATTATGTCTTACACTCAAACGCCAAAGCAGGTTAAATCTATTCAGATTTTTATACAAGCAGGAACAACTGCAACTGGCTATATTGGTTATATTAGCGCAGGTGAAGCGCTACAAATGCAGCGGCCATTCTTTAGCGGTCATCAACCTTACACTGACGCAGACGTAACAGAGTATTACAGCAACCGCACAGAGTCGGGTAATATCATCGGTAGGCAGATTCGCCGCCGTGGATTCGAAACTACTTACGAATGGCAAAACATAGACGACACTTGGTATAGAAACAATATTCCAGTGTTTAAGGATTACGCGAAAAGGTGGCCAATGTTTATCGCGTGGAATTTGCTTGAATACCCCTATGATGTAGCGTTTGGCGAAACTACGGGTGATATAAAAGCATCCATGCAAAATGGAACAAGAACAAAGCGCACAGGGCTATCATTTACGTTAAAAGGTGTTTAGATGGCATACGACAATGCTAAAAGAGAATACACGAAAGAGCACCTATGGTATGCAGAGATAGAGGTTAATGGCACGACCTATCGATTTTGCGAAAACCGTTCGCCCATACCTGTTGAGCTTGACGCTAATGCATCGTTGCAATCTGTGCGCGTTAACCCTGCTGAGATAGATTTAAGTGGCGGCATTGGTGTTAGAGCTAAGACAAGCTTAACCCTCGCAGAATCAAACGATAGCACCATATGGGGCACAATAAACAATCCAGAGCGCTTTTGGGCGCGATGGAGGGCAGAGAATCCGTATTATTTAGGTAATAGAATCAGTGTTTTTAGTGGTTACATTGTTAATGATTCCTTTGATGTATCTAATTTCGTTAGGCGTGATTATATCATTGAGAGCTTTGGGCTTACTGCTGGCGGCGTTTCAATTGCGGGTAAAGACCCGTTAAAGCTACTCAGCAATGACAGGGCAAAAGCGCCTGTTGAGTCTAATGGCTCGCTGAGTGCTGACATACTGGCGACTGACACAAGCTTTACTTTGCAGCCTGCTGGTATCGGCGATGAAGAGTACCCAGCAAGCAACGGCATTGTGCGCATAGGTGATGAGGTAATACTTTATACTACGCGAACAGGTGATACGTTTAGCGGTCTTACTAGAGGCTTTTACAGCACCGAGATAGACGACCACAGCGAAAACGACACAGCGCAACTTTGCTTGCAGTACACCACTGAGACAGTGAGTAATATCGGCTATGACTTGATGGTTAATTACGCGAGTGTTGACCCGTCGTTTATCACAAAAGCCGATTGGGATGCAGAAGTTTCAAACGCATTCAACACAACTTACAGTGTATTGATAACTGAGCCAACAGGCGTACAAGATTTACTTCAAGAGTTTTGTGACAGTGCGCCACACTATTACTTCTATGATGAGCGCGTTAACAAAATTCGCTTGGTGGCATTAAAGCCGCCACCAACTGATGCGCAACTTTTTACATGGTACGGAAATATCATAGAAGGCAGTGTTGCAGTTAAAGACCGCCAAGACCTGCGCATAAGTACGGTTATTGTCAACTACGGCATTATCAACCCGACAAAAGACCTAGATGAAACGTCTAACTATCGCTCATCGTATGTGCGTGAAGATACAAGCAGTGTTACCAACTACGGGCAAAGGGCGTACAAGACTATACACAGCCGATGGATACCAAGCGACAACAAAACTGCGGCTGTATTAATGGCGGCTAGGGTAGGTCGTAGATTCTCAGAAGCACCAAGGGAGATAACGTTCTCTATGGATGCGAAAGACTCTGACGTTTGGACTGGTGACAGTGTGCGCATTGAAACAGACTTGATTATGCAGCAGGGAGGTGGCTATGCAAGGCTACCTTATCAAATATTGAGTGCTGGCGAGTCTGAGAATTTTAACTACACGGCGCTAGAGCATACCTATGGTGATGCAGTGCCGGGTGATGAGGATGTGGAAGACCCGAATGTAAGACTTATCTACTTCAGTGGCGAAATCGACAGACTTCAATCAGATGATGGCACCACGTACAGGAACTTGCGCGAAGTGTACGAGGATGTGTACGGCACTGACCCGCTTGATGCAGGTTTAGATATTCGTTTCATCTTTGAGTCAAACGCAGTAGCAGGAAGTAGCGACAATAATTTCCATGCTATTGAAACAGGCGCATGGCCAGAACTAACAACGCCCATACTCATCCAAAACAATGGATTGATACTTGGTAAAGGTGGTGACGGAGGCGCGGTTGGTCAAAATGGTCTTGACGGCGGGACCGCAATTCAATTGCAATCCAACATTAGACTCAAAAACCTAAACACCATTGGCGGCGGCGGCGGTGGCGGCGGTGGAGCCACTGCACCTGGAGAGGAAGGTGATCCTGGTGGTGCGGCTGGTGGCGGTGGCGGTGCAGGCTTTACGCAGGGTCTAGGCCAGCCATCTGCGGGAGCTTTGTTTTCACAAGATGGTCAAGATGGTACGTACACTACAGGTGGTGATGGTGGTGAGAGCGGCACAGCAGAGGGAGGATACGGCGGTGACTTGGGTCAAGATGGCGAAAACGGCATAGGCGGTCAAGTCACAGCAGGCGGCAATGCGGGTAAAGCTATCGATTTGAACGGTTTTACGATAACATACGAAGAAACAGGCACTATATACGGGGCGGTATCATGAATCTAATAAAAGAATGGCGCAGCGCGTGGAAATTTAGCAGTATTCAAACGGCGGTTATATTGGGCATTGCAAACACGCTATTTGCACTAATGCCTGCTCTATCAGAAATTTTCACTGTACCTGTTTACGCGGCCATTTCCGCAATAGGTAATATCGCCATAATCGTGTTAAGATTAATCGCACAGCCAAGCATTGAGGAATAAACATGGCACTAGTACCACATAAAGTCGTTGCTCTAAATGAGCTTAACGATGGCGAAAAAAACACGATAGCTGGCGCGGTAGTGTCGTTATTTGATACCGAGGGTAACGCAGTTACGCTATTCGATGATGAATCAGGCGCTAACGGCAGCACAGCAAAGCAAACTGATAGCGAGGGCGTTGTTGTTGTTTACGTAACGCCTGGTGAGTACGACGAGCAGGTCAATGGCGGCATTCAGCGTCGTGTATTGGTGGGAAATAAAGAAATCACCACTGAACAACTGATTGAGCGGATACGCAAGTCTCGTGAAGGCGACGTAATTACCACGACAGGCTTCTACTCCGCAGGCGACGGCGGCTCCGCACAATGGAAGGCCACAAGCACAACAGGTTTAACGCCTTCACAAACACCTGCTGACCGTGGCGCGGCTGAACTGGTTGATGGTAGCGGACGGCTGTGGGAGCTAACTAGTGTAGCAGGTACATCAAAAAGGGAAGTTAACCCTCTTTGGGTGGGAGCAAGGCCAAATGAGGACAGCACGCAGGCATTGCAGGCGGCATTTAACTCCGCGATTGGGGGTGTTCTTGTTGGCGCGCCATCTGCATTCTTAATAT